CAGTTAGCAACGGCTAACCGAAGGGCAAAAAGAAAAGCCCGCCTTTCGGCGGGCATAAGGGGAATATGAACAAGGTGTTAACGCATTGAGAAAAGACCCATAATTTCATAGAAGTTCATTTTCGTTTCGATTGTGTCATAATAGACGCAACCACACGAAAACAATTCCTTCAAAAGGGTCAACGCGGGGGAAGACCGTTTTCCACGTAGCAAGAGCATATTCGGCGAACCGTCTTCGCACGTAACCGCGAATTTCAAGATTCCGTCGGGGTCAATTTTACGGTCAACGTATAACGCCCCGTGTTCGTAGTTCGTCCACACGCCGAATTGCTTTTCCTTATAAATAAGGGTACAGCAATAACGAAGGTTCGGGGGACGGGACGCAATAAACGCGGGATTGTCGCGAAGTGATTCATTGTCAATTGCATAACGGGCGTAATTTGTACCCGCAATAAGTTGACCGAATTTCGAAAGGTGCTTTTGTTCTTTGAATTCTTCGTTCATAACCGTTTCAATAACGATTGATTCGGAAACGGTGAAACGAAGGTTTGATTTCGGGAAAAACGAAAAGTAAGTGAAATACGGGTTCACCGTTGTTACAGAGTTAGCAAGGAAGAACGCGCGAACATTGTCACGGGTACGCGCCACGGTTTCAAACAATTCAAGAAAGGTTTCAACTTCGTTTGAAAGATAGTGCAAAGAACCTTTGTCAATAACAAATTCGTCGAAAATGATTTTGTTAACCTTCGGGTAAGCGGTTGATTTGTTTTGTGAAGAAGTTGACAGGGGGATAAAATAACCGAAGGGCGTTCCGTCGCAAAACGCGGTGTTGCCCTTCACGGTCAATTTGTGGGTGGGGTATTTTTCGGCAATGTCTGCGAAAAACTGTCCGATTCGCTTCATTTCGGTTTTATACCGTCGAACGTAAACGAATTCGTTTCCATTCTTCAAAAAGTCGTCAATACACCACTTTTTGAAAGCGAAGGTTTTACCCGCGCCACGGTTGCCAATAATGAAATTGAAAATTCGGTTGTAGGTCAAAAGGTCGTGAACAGACCAATAAAACGTTGTTTGCTTTTTCTGTGCCATAGTGAACCGCCTTTCTTTACACGGTCGCCGTTGCGTTCTTCACGCGTCCGTCAAGGTGTATAATGGGCGTTCGGTTCGACGCGGGAATATAACCCGCCTTTTCACCATAACCGCCGTATTGCAACGCCGAACCCGTGTTCACAAAGAGTTTGTCAACGGGTGCAACCGAATTGTTGTGAACGTCAACACGAAAGAAGGATTGACGTACAATTGCGGGTGTGTGGGTGTGGGAATGAACGTAAACGTCTGCGTCCACAATTGAAGCAAGGTTCAACAGGCGGTTGACTTTACCACCCGCCAAACGTCCACCACCCGAACCGTGGGTATAATAAACGGTGTAGCAAATGGGGCGTTTGTGAGAACCGCCCGAACCCACACGAAGGAACAAAACCGCCCCGTCGGGTGCGTAACGGTCGAAAATGCCGAATTGACGGGCGACGAGTTCGGAAACGTCAACGCCTGATTCGCGTTCGGTTCGTGCTTCGTGGTTGCCCGTAGTCATTGCAAGAATTTTGTGCTTGATAGGGTCGAACAAGTCAATAATTTCGCGAATTTGGGTCATTGGGTCGGTTGCCTTATAAACAGACGAAACCGAATTTTTCGTTGCAATTTCCATAATGTCGCCGTTAAGAATTGCAAACGCGTTTTCGTGGTTCTTCACATAGTCAATTTTCTGTTGAAGAACTTCGCGGTTGAAGTGTTCGTTCCCGTTGTGTTCGTCGGCGAAAATGACAATTTCAACCGACGAAAATTCGGGAAGTTTAACATTGATACATTTCATAGTTTAGTTTTCCTTTCCGAAAACCGAACCCGTTTCAAGGAAGTTAATTTCAAATTCAAGATATTGTTTCGCCTTTTTAAGGTCTTCAATTTCCTTTGCGGGGTCTTTGTGTCCCGCGCGGGAAACATACTTTACAACGTTTCCACGGTTGAAGTTCAATTTGTGGTCGTTAATAAATTCGATAGGTTGAATTTTACCCGTGTTCGCATAATGCGAAGGGTTCGAAACGTGGTCGGGTTTTGCAAGATATTTTTGAATGTTATAGTCCTTTTCAAGGATTTCACCGTCGCGAATAACTTCAAGGTCGTTAAAACAAACGGGGCATTGTGCGAATTGGTCGTTCCAAAAGGGTTTGTCAATAACCCCGTGGTCGGGGCAATAAAGAATTGTTTCTTTCATAATTCAATTTTCCTTTCTATTTTCAAGTTAATCAAACCCGCCCTTTCGGGCGGGAAGTTTTATTCAAGGGACGTTTTAATAAACGCGTCGGGGAAGGTCTTTTGAACTTCCTTCAAAAAGTTCAACGCGTAGGTTCTATTTCGAAACGCCCCGAGTTGAACGCGGTACATTGGTTTTAATTCGGGTTCTTTTGTAAGCCCGTAAAACTTCGCGATTGCACCCGCTTCAACTTCTGCCATACGTTGAAGGTTTCCTTCCTTCATAGCCCATTCACAATAGGGGCGGGAAGTGTGAAAAGAGTGTTCAACAATGATTCCACCAACGCCGACGTTCGCCGCGCCACGAATAACGCCGTAATAGTCAACGTTGGGTTTGTTCGGGTATTGTCTTTGATAGGTCTTCGCGTAGGTGTTCGCGTCGAATTCCTTGAACAAGTTCGCGAGGGCTTCGCCGATTGCGTCGGCAACGCCTTTTGTTTCCTGTGCGTAGGGAATGGAATAAATAACACACGTTCGGGTTGTTTTGTCTGCTTGATTTTGGTCGGTGTAGTCGTATGCGTTCGAATGACAGGAAATGAACAAGTCGCACCCTTTCGCGGTGTTTCCACGTTTTTCAAGCGAAGGGTTTTCGTTAATGGTTTTGCGGGTTGTAACCACTTCAACGCCGTATTTTTCAAGTTCGGCTTTCAAAAGCAAGTGGTAATTCCACATTGCGACGGATTCGACGTAACCCGCCGAAACGCCTTTGTTCGCATAGTAGCCAGAATGACCCGCGTCAATACAGATTTTCATTATTTTCAACCTTCTTTCTTTTCGTCGTCTTTATTGTCGTTTTGGGGAATATTCAAAAGGGCTTTCAACTTTTCGGGAACAATATTCGGGTTCAAAAGGGTAATATTTTCAATAATAGACCCGATTTCGTTCAAACAAATATACGCACAAACGGGAATTACAAGGGGAACTGTAAAACCGAGGTCAATATAGCCTTGCGCGAATTCAAGCCCGAAGGCAAGGGCAATAATAAGAATGAACGAAAATTTGTGCCACAACCCGACGCGCATTTTTGAGGACGCGTAACATTTGTTCGCGAACGCCTGTGCAAGTCCGGAAACAATGTCAAAAAGCATAAAGCCCGCACAAATGGCGATTATAATTAAAGTCGTTGTCATAGTTTTATTTTCCTTTCATAAAGTGGGCGGGGAACTTCCCCGCCCGATATATTAAACGGCGTAGTCTTGAACATAAACAACGCCCGCCGTGTCAAGCGTTGCTTTCGTGGTCGTGTCCCCTTCGGGAATATGAACAACAACGTTGTCAAGTTGCAAGTCTGCAATTGCAAGGTCGCCCAATTCGGAAAGGTTCGCGCCGATATAAAGGTTAAGCGCTCCACCCTCTGCGGGAGTGAAAACGGCGGTGTCGGTGTAAGTTCCCAACGAATTAGTTGTTCCCTTCGCGATTTGGAGTGAAGGAAGATACAACGAACCCGTCGCACCAACGAAGAAAACGCCGTTGATTTCTGCCAACGCGTCAAAACGGTCGTCTGCCGTCCATTCCTTCGCGATTTGTTGCGCGGTTGACTTAACAAGGGGCAACGAACGAAGGTCAATTTTCATTGTTGCGGGAAGTTCCATTGAACCCTGTCCCGAAGTCAAGGTTGTAACGGCGGGAAGGGTCAATTCTTCTTGAACATAGTTCCAATTGTTAATTGTGAACGTGGTGATTGCGGGAAGAATTACACGCTTCAAATTGGAATAATACGCCGAAAGCGTGAACGTGGTCAGGGACGTACAACCCACAAGTTGAATTTCTTCAATGTCGGTTGACCCGTTGGTAATTTTCACGTTTACCACTTCGGCGGGGGCGTAAATAGAACGCAAACGCGCCAAAAGTGCCGAAGGGATTTCGGCGGTCGTTACGGTCTGCCCGTCGTAGTTGTTCGGAACGCGAAGGTCGAACAAAACGGCGGTGACTTTATAACCGCCCGTTGAAGTGTCTGCTTCAAAAGTGGGGTGTGTGATTGCGTCGGCGGTAACGAGGTTGTTAACCTTTTCGGGGTATTCCCTGAACGTGGTATTCGCCTGTACGGACGCGCCCTTTGCGTTCAAGGCGGTTTTCAAAAGGTTTTTGGATTCCAAAGCATAAAGGGCTTTTTCAAGCAAAGTTCCCATATTTCAAACCCCCTTTACACAATTTCGCCGTTCAAGGTGTCAAGGGTGGATTCCACGCCCTGAATTGCTTCTTGAAGAACGTCAATTTCGTTTTCGGCGGTAACAAGTCGCCCTTGAAGGTCGTTCAAGGTTGACGTAAGAGTTGCAACCGTGGTTTCGATTTCGGAAACGGTTTCGGCGAGTTCGGCAACGTCCGAAGACGCTTCACCCCCGATTTTTTCGGCGATTTGGTGAAGCAATTGAAGAACGGTGAACGCTTCGCCCGTCTGCGACGTGAACACGGTCAAAAGATAGTTGTTAATATTTGCCATAGTTTCAATTTCCTTTCAATTAAAAGATTTGCATAAAACACGTGTCAAGCGCGTCAATAATTTCAAGGTCTGCGTCGATATACATTTCAGCCAAACGGCGGGCGTTGTCGATTTCGGGAACGGTGCGTTCCGAAACGTCGCGGGTTGCGTTTGCTTCGTTTGAGTTCGACGCGGTGGAATTCGAAATTCCCTTATTGGACGCATAAGGCGAAGACGCGTCAAGTCCCGTATAGGGCGTGTCCTGTGAAACGGTGTCGCCGTTCGACGTGGTTTCGCCCGAACCGTCGGAATGGGTTTCTTCGTGAACAACGTGGTTTTTGTCAAGGTTTTCGAAGAAGTCCTTGTTCATTGCTTTCGCCCGAATGTTATAACGGGGAAGGGCTTCAAGGAAGGTTCTTCGGAAATAGTAAAGAAACGCGTCGGGCGTTTCCTGTCCGATTTCCCGCAAATAGAAGTGTGCAACAATTTTACCTTCAAGTGTGTCTTTGTGGTTTTCGTCGAACAGTTCATACGAGGAAGGGAACAGGCGGGAAACTTCAACGTCCCCTTCGGGGTTTTTACACTTCCATTCAAGAAGTTCTTTCAATGTCATTGTATAATTTGCCATTATTCAACGCCCCCTTCTTCGTGGGTTTCCACGGTGTTATTTGCCCCGACGTTCCCGACGGGGATTTCATAGAATTCGGGTGTCTTAATGCGAACACGTTTAATATTCACGTCAAGGGGAATTCCGTAAATTTCTTCGATTTTGTCACACGCGTTTTTTCGCATTTGGTACATTGCCCCCGCGTACCCGTTTTCGGTGTATTCGTTGTTCGCGTTGATTTCGTCACGAAGAAGACGTTCGCGTTTTTCTGCGGGGTTGTTGTTGTAACCCAACATTGCGAAGTATTCGGCTTCAAGTTCCTGTTTGTAAGCAAACAAACGGTCAATAATATACGGGGTCGGCGTGTTGAAAACTTCGAAGTCGTCGCCCGAAACTTTCGAATTGACGAAAATTGCGAGTTCATTGTCTTTCTTCTTTTGAAGAATGTTTTTCTTCGAAAGAATGTCTTTGTCTGTACCCTTAACCAAAAAGGGCATTTTGTGCAAGAAAACTTGCGTGTCAATGGTTCTTTGAACGTCGGAAACCTTCTTCGCGTAGTATTGCGCGAGGTCAATACCCGCATAACCGAAAAGGTCGTTACGGATAAGAACGGAATTCGTTTCGTCAACACGGAACGAACCGCCGATTCCCTGTGCAACCCATTTTGTGGGTTCGCCGTAAATGTTCAAGTCCCCGCGAACCAAAGCGGGAAGAACACAAAAACCGATTTGTTCGTTATAGAAGAAACACGCGAAACCCGTGTTGAAAAGCGGGGTTTCGAAACGGCGGGATTCCAGACCCAACGCCGAAAGGGGCGTTCCGTCCTTCAAAGAATATTCGAAATTGTCAATTGCAATTTGTGAATACTTTCTGAAAAGGTTATGAAACGCACACAAATTTTCAAGTTGTGCTTCGTCCATACGGGGAAAGAATTCAAGTTTATTTTCTGCCATAGGTTTATTTTCCTTTCGTGTATAATGTTTCACGTGAAACGTTCCCTATTAAAGAAGGGAACGTTCAGCGTTTTCAAAACGGTAGTCGCCATATTGAAGAACATTCGCTTCGTTTGAGTGCCAAACGGTAACGCCATTGTCGAAAATGGATTCAAGAACAAGTTGTTCGTCAAGGTTTCCAACGCCTTCAATATGAATTCCGTTCGTTTTGATATAGTCGTAATAATAACGGCGACGCAACTTCACCGTTTCCACACGGTCAACCCTGTAACCGTGAATTGTGAATTCGTCAAACAAAACCTTCTTGTTTGCGGGGTTCAATTGATAGTGGACGGAATAAGCAAGCCCGCCACGGTCGCCCGTTGCCACGGAATGGGACGCTGAAAAGGAAGTTCCGTTCGGGGTGTCGGGTCGGATTGCGAGGTCAAGCATTGCGGGAATACCACCCGCCAAACCTTGAACGCCCTTTACGGGGTTTCCGTAAAGAAGTTGACCCGCGTTCATTGCCTGATTGTAAACAAGTTGCGTTGAATTGTTCAAGGCGTAGTTCTTGAACGCGTCGGTGCGAAGACCGAAAGACGCGTTTCCGATATTGTTCAAACGGGTCGTTTCTGCGGTCGGGTCAAGTTTCGTTCCCGAAATTTGGAGCGAACAACCCACACCACCCAATTCAACCGAGGGGTTCACAATGCACGAAAGAGTTTCCGAAACAGGTGAATTCCTGTCTTCGTTCTTAACAATAAGACGCGAACCGCCGACGTGGACTTGATAAAAGTCATACGGGAAACAATGAAGTTTCGCTTCGTAAACGTCGGAACGTGCTTCTTTATTCAAACACGCGGTTCGAAGGTCGGAAACAGAAACGGAAAGGTTTTCCGTCGGAAACGTTCGAATATATTGTGAAGGTGTGGTTCGGGGTGTGCTTCTTCCGATACAAGTCAACGTCCAAAGGTCAACCGTCGAAGTATTAAAAGGGCATTGCCAAACCGCCAAACCGTCTTCGTTTGCGTAAAAGGTTGTTCCCTGAACAACAACGTCAACGGGGGCGTAAGGGGTAACGTATGCCCCCAACATTTGCGGGTATTCCAAATGTTCAACAATGTCGGAAAGTGAATTCATAAATTCGCCCGTGTCTTCCCCTGTCGCAAAAAGGAACTGTCGGGAAGTGTCCGAGGGGTCGAACGGAACGTATAGTTGCGAATAACCCGAAAAGTCATTCAAAGGGTGGGTTCGCACGTCTTCGCCGAACAACCCTTCAAATTGTGCAATGATTACGAGCCACAAAAGGGGATTCCCGTTTCCGTCGGTAATATGGGGCATAAAATGCTTTCCGTCGGTAATGTCTGCTTCAAAACCGCCTTCGGAAAGTCGGAAATTGTCAAACAGGGGGATTCCTTCGGTCGTGAAACGGTCAACGTGTCGCCTTTCGGTGAAGGCTTCCTTCAAAACCATTTTGAAAAGGTTGTTTTGCCACACGTCCGTTTGAAGTGTGATTTCTGTCGTTTCGAAGTTCAAGAAACGCTTTTCACGAATGAAGGCGTATTCGTCGCCCAAACCTTCGTTATTATTATACACGATATAGTTGAAGTCCCTGACTTCATCGTAGTTTAACGGAATGTTATACGTTTGATTCCGTCGGATATATTGCGCGTCGGTGAAAATTCGCGATTTCGGCAAAGCTGCGAAATACGAAGTTCGTTCCGAAGTCGTCGCGAAGTCGGTAACATTTTTATATTTCGGGTCGAAGGGTGTCTTGAACAACTGAAACGTTGTAATTGGATATTGTGCCATAATGTCAATTTCCTTTCGTTAAGATAATAATAAAAGGGGAAACCCGAAGGTTTCCCCGATTATTGAATTACGCCTGAACCTTAATTTCAACGGCGTAGTTGGGCATTGCGAACGTTGCGGTTGCTTCTGCTTCAAGGGCTTCAACAATAACAACGTCGAAACCGTCGGGCGAAGTGTAATATACAGGCTTCGCAATGTCGGCGGTTGCGGTAATGGTGACTTCTTCACCATAGGACGCGTTCGCAACGTCGGCGGTAAGGGTTGCACCCGTTGCAACGGTGACGTTGTGGTCAGGTGCTTCACCACCAACAAACGCAATTGCGTTAATGAAACACGCGTAAGAGAATACCCACGCGGTGGTCAAGAAGGTGTTCGTAACGAGGGAAGCGGGGTTCATAATTGCCGAACCTTCGTAAAGGGTGGGAATAACCTTCATAAAACGCTTGTCAATAACCATTGCGTAAATGGGGTTTGCTTCGGTGGAGTAAGAACCGAAACCGTAGTTCTTCGGAACTTCGATAATACGGGATTCCAATTCAACCTTCGAAAGGTTGTACGCACCCACCAAATAGTCCACGTCAAGGGTGTCGCGAACGTCGGAACGTACAATTACAAGAATGTCATTCTTGTTCGAACGGGTCGCATACTTCATACCGTTGTATTCGGTGTTCATAAAACCGAATTCCTTGACGGCGTTCTTGATACGCTTCAAGAAGTTCTTAATACCGGATTCGTTGGAAATGTCAACGCCGTATTGGGGAATGATTGCGCCGTTGTGGTAAGCGGTGGAAAGAAGTTCGATACACTGCAAATACAGGTCGTATTCACAAGAGGAATAAAGGGTTGCGTTAATGGTTGCAAGCAAATTGTCAATGCCTTCAACGGTCAAGAACGCGGACTTTACCTGCGGGTAAGAGGTCGAAACCTTGTATTGCATTTCGTAGTTCTGTTTGTGGTAGATTGCCGAAACTTCGGGCTTCTTGCGGGAAAGTGCAAAAGAACCGTCGTCATTCCACGCGGGAACTGCACCCGTGATAAGGTCAACGTACAAGTCTTCAATTGCGTAGCCCGCGGGGAGCATTTCACGGAAGAAGTCTGCAAAGGGGTTGTCCTCACGGTTGAACGTGGTGGTGTAAAGTTCTTGCTTTACAACCTTAACCATAACGTTAATGAACGCGTTGATTTCGTCGGGTGCGAGGTTGGTCAAGTTGTGAAGGGTGTCTTTGTTGATTTCGGGAATTCTGTCTTCCCACTTCAACGCCGAACGAACGGCGTTCAAAAGATTATAAGTGTTAGCCATAGATTTAATTTCCTTTCTTATTTCTTATTTTTCAAGGCTTGAAAATAGGTTTTTCCGATTTCGTCAAGGTTGTAAACCTTTTCGTCGGTTTCGGGGTCGGGGTTTTTACCCTGTGCAACGCGGGTTGCACGAATAAACAATTCTTGATTTGTTTGTTGAAGTGTCGCATTGTCTGCCGTGAGTTTGTCGGCGCGGGCTTCGGCTTCGGTTGCCCGTTGCGTCAATTCAACAACCTGTTTTTGAAGGTCTGCAATTTGTTCTTGCGGTGTCTTCTTTTCGTCTGCCATAGTTCAAATTTCCTTTCTTGAAGTTTTCGCCTTTCGGCGTGGTAGGGCGTGGGGGGTTCGAACCCCCGTTTCGTGCTTGAAAGGCGCGGTTCCTGACCAATTAGAAGAACGCCCCGTTTTGGTTGCGGTTGTTGGATTCGAACCAACATTGACGGGGGTCAAAGTCCCGCGCGTTGCCGTTACGCTAAACCGCAATATAAAGGGTGCGTTGCGTCTGCCGTCCCTTGATGGGCTTATAGGTCAAACGCAACGCGTAAAGTGGTACGTAATGGAGTAGTACGCGGGAAGAACAACTTCCACCGTTTACGGGCGGTTTTCACGCCGTGTTATTCCCGTAAGAGCCACGGAAAACACACAATACGCCACTTAATCAATGGTCGGGGCGGTGGGAATTGAACCCACACGAAACAACGTTTCAACGGTTTTTGAGACCGTCGCGTTTGCCTGTTACGCCACGCCCCGAAGGAAAGTTCCCCGTAATATTTGAAAACCCACGGGGAAACGGGTTCGGAAAAGTGAACAATGAATTTTGGGGGAGCAAATAAAAGTGAAGTGCTTTTCCCGTTCGGCGGGTGTCCCGTCACGTCGGAAACAAATATTAAACATTGCTTCCCCCTCACTATATAATGAAAAACGGGGTTTTTTGAACCCCCGCCCGAAAATACGAGGGTTCAAAAATCAAAACCGAAGGTTCAATTCTTCGGTTTGTAGGTTTCGGAAATAACGAAGTCTTTAACCGCCTGTTGTGCGGGCTTGATTTCAAACTGTGTTTCAACGAGCAACGCGCCCCCGTGAACCGTTTTGTGATTCAGTTTACCGTCAAGAACAAGACCCGATTTGAACATTTCGAAATTCGTGATTTGGTCTTGAAGTTTCTTCGGGCAACCCGCAACGCCCCCTTTCATATAGGGCTTTTCAACGGGTTCGCGGTCTTCTTCAACAATATTTTCCATATAACACTTTGTATGAAGATATTTCGCGCGGTCGAAAACGGCTTCACATTTCCACGCGCCGAATTTCGACGGGTGAATTTCAATGCCGAGTTTAACAAGGTCTTCGTCGCTGAATTCGCCGATTGCGTGAACGCTGTCCGTGTCACAATATGCGAAGTGTTTCATTCCGAACGCGTGAATTGCGTCAATAAGGATTCTACGCGCCCACGAAGTAACCGCCGACGCATAGGGAACGTAAACCGTGTTGTTAATGTCGGCTTCTTTCTTTACGGTATGAAAACGAACAAGTTCTTTTTGGTCGTCCCAAAAAGGAACTTTTGAGTTCTTAACGGGTGAAGACCCGAACTTTCCATAAATGGAGTTCAAAAGAAGTTTTGCAACCGCACGTTTCGCGCCTTTTTCGGTTCGCTTGATTTCGGCGTAAGTTTCCAGATAGTCCCAAAGCAAACCAACGCGGGATTTGAAGGCGTAACCGTCAAGGTAGGTAACGCCCCCCACGTCGTAATTTTCAAACAACAATTCAAGGTCAACACACGAAAAGGTTGCTTCGTAACGGTCTTCGTGTGCGGTGTACGTTGCCCCTTTTCCCATTCGTCCCGCCTTTACTTGAACGAAGGGAACGCCCCCTTCTTTCAAATTAAGGTCGTCAATAATAAGGTGTTGAAAATAAAAGTCGTATGAACCCATAATTTCGGGGTCGTATTGACCAATGAACGGTTTGGGCTTTCCGTATGGAAGGGGTTTGTATTCCATAACGGCGGGGTACATTGAATTTACGTCAAGAACAACGCCTTTTTCCTTAATGTCGAACCCCTGAAAATAGGGGTTGCAATAAGTGAAACCACCACGGTATGAAAACCGAACGGCGCGGTCTTCTTCAAGTGTGAGTTTCGGAAAGTATTTTTCAAACGCTTTTGCGCCTTCCTTTTTCGTCAAAATTTGGGTGCAAACGTCAAGGGCTGAACTTGCAATTGTCATTTTGAGAATTCCCAACGAAAACAGTTCGTAAAGGGCTTCGGCAATAATTAAACAGTCGGTCAAGCAATATTCAAATTCGTCGTCGGTGGGAACATAACCAACGGGTCGAATTTTGTGATAGTCACAGTCGCCTTTTGGTGCGGTGCAATTGAAGTCTTTTGAAATCCGGGCAACGGTCGAATTCAACAATTTCAAACTGTCTTCGAATTCGAACACGTCGTATTTATTGCCGTTCAACTTGTAAACGGTTATACGATACCATTGACCCGTGTCGGAAATTAAAGAACGAACCGCAATTTTCCCGTGTTCCTTCGGGTTTGGTTCGCGTCCGTCAAACACGGTTGCGTTTTGTATGCTTAAAAGGTGGTCAAGCAAATACGAACCGTCAAATTTGACGTTGTGAAAGTAAAATTTTGTTGAGGGGTGGGCGTAAACCCATTCAAAGAAACTTTCAATTGTTGTTCCCCTGAAATAGTCGTTTGCGGTGTGCGTTCCTTTCTTCTTAACCGCAACCGCACCCCATTCCCAAACACGAACAATATTCAGTCCGTCGGCGTGTATTTCGTTGTTTGTGTGGGTGGTGGTTTCAAAGTCACACGAAAACGCAAAGTGCGCTTCGCCCTTTGCTTTCAAGCGGGCTTCTTTGCTTCGGTTCGCGCCTGTGTTTCCTTTGCGATATTGACGAACGGGTTCGCCCTTCTTTTGTGCGTAAAGTTCGCGTTCGCGGGCGTTGATTTCGTCGGCGTGTTTTGCCCGTCTTTCGCGGTCTGCGACGCGTTTTCTTTCAAGATATTCTTCGCGTGTTTCGTTTTTGCGTTGTTTCATTGTTTCCTTTCCTTTCCTGTTTTACGCGAAAGACTTATACTTTCGGGAAGTGTAATTTTGATATTTTTTCAGCGTTTCTTTTGCTGAATATACAAGGTCGTCCGTAATGAATTCAAGGGTTTCAACGTCGCCGTCGTCTGCGTCGCTGAACGCTTGAATGTTCAATGTTGTTGTTGCGTCGCTTTCAGCCAACGCCCACTTTTCAAGGGTTTCGGGCTTCATTTTCGAAATGAGAAAACGAAGTTCGTCTTGACGGCTTGCACCCCACAGAACGTTGTCAATTGCCATATTGACCGATTTTCGAAGGTGTTTCCGTTCGTCGGCTTTCCACGTTTCGGGGGTCATTCCGTGTTTGATTGTTGACTTGACAATGCTTTTTAATGATTTCGCCTTATATTGCAAAATGGGTTGTGTCCTGAAAACTGCGGGTGCGCCTTCAATGTCGGTGTTTACAATATGAAGTCCGTGTTCTTCAATACCACGACGCGACGCAATAAGTTCGCGTTCAAAACCAACACTTAATTTTGCACCCGAAATAATTTCGTCTTCAATGGTATGACGCATTTCGTCGTGACGTTTTTTAAGTTGATAAAACAGAAGTGTGTCTTGTTTCGTAAACCCTTCGCTTTCGCGGTTTGCTTCAAGGGCTTTTCGGTCGGTGTCGGAAAGGGTCTTCAAAAGCGCGGTATATTGCTTTTGAACGTATGACGGGGAATAAGTCTTCAAACCCGCCTTTGTGATTTGTGCCGAAGTGAAAAGTGTGGATTTCGCTTCGTGTGCTTCGCGTTTTGCGCGTGTAGTTGTTTTCTTTGCCATAGATTTTTAATCCTTTCATATTATTTTAATCAGTTCCCCACGGTTGCCCGTGGGGTTAATTGTTTCACGTGGAACAATTAAAAGGGAAGGTCTTCGTCGTCGCCGAGTTCTTCAAACTTTGCTTCGGTCATAACTTCGTTGACAAACAGAGCAACAAAGTTTTTACCGTTGGATTCCTTGACGGTAAGCCAACCCACAACAACAACGTCGTACCATTTCGCGCCGTTGCGTCCTTCGGTGGGGTCAAGGCGGTTCAAAGCCTTCAATGCGTTGTGAGAGAAACGCGCGTCAAGTGTCGCGTTTGTATAACTGCCGTCTTCGTTCTTCTTCGAAACGGTCACGTTGTAAACGGTGAAGGTCTTTCCCTTCGCGGTGATTTCCTTTTCAAAAATGCGGGCTTTTCCGTTTACGTTGCCCCAATTGCTATTGATTTCAAATTTCTTCATACTTTCGTTTTCCTTTCTTTAATTAACAGTCTTCGTTTTCGTGGATTCCGTCCCAGATTATACCCGTTGAAATATAAACGTCTTCGTCTTCGTCAACGTCAACGTCGATTTCGTCGGGTTCGATTTCAATTTCAAGGTCGATTCCGAAACGGTGTTTGTAATAGTAATTTTCGTATTTTTCCATACGGCGAACTTTTTCAAGAAGGTCAACCACTTCGGCGGTTGCACATTCAAGAATATTGTCTGTGAATTCGATTCTTGCAAGAAGTTCTTCGATTTGGTCGTTCTTCTTCACGATTTCGTCAAGAAGGCGGTCGAACGCTTTGCGTTCAATGGTCATTGTGTCTTTTCTCATAGTTCAAATTTCCTTTCTTTATTTGATTATTTGCGGGGTTCGCTCCCCTCACTATATAATGAGTTTTGGGGATTTTTGAACCCCGCTAATTGTAAACAATTTGTGAACAAGGTTCAGCGGGTGAACGGGTTATATTTCGAAGTCGGGTCTTCGTCTTCTTCGGTGAATTCTTCGCCGAATTCCTGACGAACCTTCGATTGACGTTCCCATTTTTCCACGTCTTCCCACGTGTACCACCCGTTCCCGTGACCAACCTTTTCAAGAAGGTCAAGTTCCTTCAACGCCTGTTTCGGGTAGTCGGTTTGTATGCCCTGTGCCACAAGGTCACGTTTCCAACTGTCCCACAAAGCCCCCAATTCCTTATTTGCGGTGTTGGATTCTTTTACCATTTCGCGGTTTTCGGCGCGTTCGTCGGACTTATAAATTGCCCGCTTCGGGGGTTTGATATAAATTGAACGTGCTGACGCGGTAACGCCCATTAAGTCGTTCATAAGGTCGTCGTTTTCAATGTCAAGTTCGTGACAAGACGGGGTTGTATAACCGAACCCGCCGTTGTTTTCGGTCTTGATTACGTGGGCGTTCGTGTCTTCGATTGCGTCCCAAATATGCGGGGATTTCCACATTTCCGTTTCGGGGTCGTATGTCCCTTCGGCGTTGGGGTTCATACACGTTTCAAGGTCTTTGTTATAGTGCTTGCAACCGTAACACGCTTCACGGGACGCGTAACGCCTTTGTGCTTCAAAGTCGGTTGCCCGTCCGTTAACTTCGGCGGTGTAGTCTTCAACCGCCTTTCCGATTTTGTCGCGTGCCTGATTGACGGACTTCGAAATTGCCTTAATTGAAGTTCCTTCGTCTTCGGCAATTTCACGCATTGTTAAACCTTCGTATTCGGAGCGTTCCCAACGTTCGCGTTGTGCGTCCGTCAAGCCCGCGTTTTCAAGTACGAATTCGCCCGCGAAGGTTGTTTGAAACGGGCTTTTGTCAAGTGCGTCGTTTTCCTTCGCCGCCGAAATGTCACCCAAAGCAACCGTGAATTTGTCGGCGGTGTCGCCCGCGCCGTCCTGTCCCTGTTTGACGATTCCGAAGGAAGTCAAGCCCAATTCCCTTTGTTCCTTTTCACGGTCAAGGGCTTCTTCGTGGGAAACTTCTTTCAAAATTTCGTGTGCCTGTCGGAATTCGTCGGCGCTCATTTCGTTTTGTGCAAAGACAATTTCGTTGTGACGCTTTCCTTTGTAGTCGGTGTGATAAAAGTCATACTTCGAAGTAACAACGTTCGTTTCGGGGTTCAACACGTATGTTACGTGTTCGTCCTGTCCGTAGTAGTGAATTTCGTTCGGGTTTTTGGATAACGCGCCATATTCGCGACGTGCCTGTTGAATAATGGGGTTGTTGAATTTCTTTTGTGTTTTACTCATAGTTTTATATCCTTCCTTATATTTCGTTGAAATTGTTTCGCGCGTGATAGTCTGCAAGGCGTACAAGGTCGCGCGGGGCTTGTTCGCCGTGTTGGTTGAACAACCGCTTTATTTGTTGCGGTCTTGCTACAAGTCGCGTTATAAGTTTCCCGCCGTCACGGTCATACACGTTAATTAAACCCGTGTCCGTGATTTTGTGAATTTGTTTCGCGCCGTTGTAGTCGTATTCGAACGAATAAATTTCATCACCGTAACCAATGTTTTCTTCTATGAAACGTTCGCGTTCGGTTCGTTCGTTTTGATAGTGTAAAGAAAAGTTGTTCATTCGATATAATTTCCTTTCATCAAGTGTTTAATGTCAATTTCGGGTCGCCCGTCCTTTCGGGCTTGTTCGTTGTAAAGTTCGTGTTCGATTTGCCACGGGTCTTTTATATGGTGCTTCTTTCGGTAATTCCATATAAGGCTTTCAAAGATTATTGCGAACAAGTCGCGTAATTCTGTAATCATTCCGTCACCCCCGAATAAGGGCTTCGGAACGTAGTTTCGCGCAATGGTCAAGGTGTTGTTCAATTGCGGTTTGCGGGTCGTCAACGGGGTGTATTGTTGCCACAACAAAAGCGTTGTGGGAACGGACGGTATAAAGCCCGTCGCCGTTCTTTTCGATTTCGACGGCTTTTCCGTCGTGGTTTACGGTGGTTTTGTAAACGTTTTTCATATATTCCTTTTCCTTTCTTTCGGTCAAGTCCTCATTTTGAGGACTTGCAATTTGTTTTGTGAAGGTTCGTTCCCCCTCACTATATAATGAAAAATGGCGATTTTTGAACCCTCTGAACCGCCGTCAAATTTAACAAACTTTTGTTAATATTCGGCGGTGTATTTGTGCATTTTGTCCTTTCGCCTTTCCCGTTCAAGTTTTTCAGCCTTTGACGGGGTTGAACGGGAACGAAACGCGTTCCCCTGTGCTTGAACCCGCGCTTTCCGTAAGGCGGGCGTTTCCTTGTACGAATTCAAGTTGAATTTCGTTCTTTGCTTTTTCATATCCCTGTGTTTCCCTTTCCTGTAATAACATTGTTCTGTAAATGAATTGTGCGGTGTCTTCGGTTTCGAAGTATTGTCTTAAAGTAAACATATATTTGTTCCCCCTTCCACTATATAATGAATTTTGGGCTTTTTTGAACCCTGTGAACCGCGTCCAATTGTAAACAATTTGTGAACGGGATTTCCCAACCCTACATATTATATCATAAAGGAATTTATTTGTCAAGTCCCTTTTCAAGGAATTTTGTTAACTTTTTATGAACTTTTCGGTTCTTCCCATATATCCGAATTCGCCGTTTTTCAAACACCGGAGTTTAACACAATATGTTGTGTTTCGTTGCCCGCTTTACCACTATATATTGTGGTTTTTGTAATTTCGTGAAATTGTGTGATTTTGGAAACTGTAAATTCGCGGGTCTTTTTCGCGATTCTGTGTAAACCGTGTTTTGGTGTGGGTACATTGTACCCAGACCACATTGTGAAATTTTTAACGAATTCAAAGCGTCATTTTGTCGCTATGAACAAACTATGAACATTGTGAAATTTTTAACAAATTCAAACCCTCAAAATGAGGGTTTGAAATTGTGAAATTTTTAACAATTTCAAAGGGTCAAAATGACCCATTGAT